CATCAATAACTCAGGAACAGGTGGAGGCGCTAAAGCAGGCATCCCAACCATAGACCCCTGCGGATACATCATCCCACCACCACTCTCAGCCTTCCTACGCTGCATATAATCCCTAAATCCAGCACGACCTCGCGCACTGCCACCATAACCAACAACACCCTGCTGACCCTGAACCTGAACCTGCTGGGAACCCGGCATAGGACCCGCCATAGGACCCATCGGCATCGGCGCAGGCTGACCCATCGGAGGTCCCATCCCACCACCCATAGGCGGTCCCAAAGGCATCTGTGGCTGCATCATTACAAAAAAACCTCCAATAACCCAAAACAACACTAACAATTTTTTAAAATTTAATCAATCTCCTCTAACACACCATTCTCAATCATACTCCGCGCCAACGCATCACAACTATGAAAACAATAATCCCCACCATTCCACTCACACATCTCCATCGCTAAACGCCGCATAAACGCACCCTCACTATCATCACCAAACATATGACGATCTCGCAACACAGAAACAACCTCACCCATACCCTGAGCATCAAACTCAAAATACTCACCATAATCCACACAATATCTAGGCATGACTTTTCCCCATCTCTAATAACCTCGACAAACCAATCGGAGCCGAAAAACCATCCCCATTAGAGTTTTTACCCTGCAACGGCGGACTTAACGTATGAATATATAAACTCTCCAAAATGTCCAACTTATCCCTCGGACAACTAATATAAGCATAACTATCAAAATCCTTGTGCTGAACATGAGACGCAATCCGCAAAAAAACATTCACAGACTGACCAACATAAACAACACGATCACCCTTTATCAAAAAATACACGCCAGAAGAACCTTCATAAGACAACTTCGAGCCTACAATCTCCTCTTCCCTATACAACTTCGACAAACCCAAGTCAGACACAATGCTGTCAAACTCAAAATGACACAAAGCTCTATCTCGCTGCTCTCGCAAAATAAACAACTCCTTACGAAGCAACTCAACATCACCAAACAACTCACCCTCGCTACGCTTTAACTCCTCAAACCGCGTAGGCAAAACATCGTAACCATCAATTAACGCACGATCAACAACCTCAGAACAACGATAAACCTTCGTCGCACCAAAGTGAAAACCCTCATAACGCTCCGGCCTACGATGCGAAATAGGATCGCCCAAACCCTCACACTTTTGAATAAAACTCGTAACCTTCATGTCAGACACTCGAAACATCTTGTCCATCTGACCACGAGTAAATTCACCCTCGTAAACATCAACAGGCATAAAACTTGGCCTCATAACCCACTCCATACTACTTCACTTGGGACTATATGGGAGGCCAAGGGACCCGTCAAGGGACCCAAAGCCTTTTCGTAGGTGGCTGTTTGTGGGGAACATAGTGTAGTGTGTGTGACCGGTCTTTGCTGTATTTGGGGGGGGTGCATACCCCGTCCCGTCCCGAACCCGAACAATTGCTCCGATTGCCCAAGGGACCCGAGAAAAGAAAAAGCCCGCGCAAGGCGGGCTGATCCGATTGGTTGTGCTCCGATTTATCGGAGCGATATTATGCGATCTTGCCAAAACTCAAACAGATCATCCGATAGGCCAGCCCATATGCTTGGCATGCCACGTCTGTTTTCTGGCATTAGCGTTGCGCCTGTCGATTGCGTCTCGAATGTTTGCAACACTTCGTAGCGTGTCAGGTCCGTGCCGTCACCATAGCGTCCACCGTTTGCCTGTTGTGTGTGAGTGACAACGGCGGCGTCCCCAACACGGGCGCGGATTTCTGAAACGGCTGCTCTGACGCGCTGTTCACTACATCCTGTCGCGTTCATGATGTCGCGTGTCGTAGCACCATCAAGTGCTCTCATCATGGCATATTGAACGCCAACACGGGAATTTGCGCGAAATGGTGAAACGGGCGTCTCTTGAACAATTGCTCGGTTTCCGTGCTCGATACGCTGGTCACATGTCCAGCTGACCAGATTGACAAGGAAATGGCACCAATTCCAGATTTTCACGGCGTCGATCGTGCCTGAGTGCTGGCGAAATTCAATTGTGCCACGGGACCACGTTTGCAAATTGATTGACGAGAATTTGCCATGTGTCGCGCCTGACAAGTCGCTGATCGTGTCAGCTGCTGCAATGCGCTCTGGCGATAGGGTGCTGCAATATCTGTTGTTGCGGCGTGATGCTGGCAACATGCTGTTAATGACGCTCTGCTGCTCTGTATAGCGTAGCATGATGTCCTTAACGATAGCAGCGTCAAATGGTTCGCCATGTGCATTCAAATAGCGTCCTGTGCGCTGGTAGTGTGAGATGCTATCGCCTGTATACTGTGCTGCTGTTGTGTCGTCATTCAATGGCGCATTGCTAACATGGACGTGCAAACCGCATGCCGTGTTGACAGTCGCGCCTGCCATTTCAATCACATTGCAAATGCGCTGCAAGTATTGAAACGCTGGCTGGCTTGTGCGTGGCTGCTCAAGGTCCATTGCCAATGGTGGCAATACTATTTCACAGTCAACATTCGGCGTGCCGTCTGGCTTGCAATCAGCGCCTTGGATACCAGCGTCACGCAATGCTTGTTGCGCTGCTCTGATTGACAAGCCTGACGTCTCCATTTCAATTCCTATTGATACTCTCATTTTGATACTCCGTTTTGCTAGATACACCCCTTAAAAATCACTCTAATCTAGTTTATCCCATATGACAAGGGGTTTTGTGGGATTAATTAGGACAATTGTTCGGGTTATTTCAGGCGGAAAAGCTCAGGAAAAGCGCGGTAAAAATCTAATTTGTTCGGGTTTTTTCGAAAAAGAGCGGCGGATCGTATGTGTATATTGTGGGGTATGAGCAATAAAAAAGGGGCATATTGCTATGCCCCGATCCCCGAAGCCCGAAGCCCGACCCCGAAGGGTCAAGCCCGATCAAGCCCGATTATTTATTGGAACAATGAATTGTATTCATAGTCTGACAAGAAGCGACGGAAATTGTTGTCGCGGTATTCTTGATATTCTTCCCACTGCTCGCGGAACTGCTCCGCGTCCTCACCTTGCAAGAAAAAGCTCCATCCTGCTTCAATCTCTGTTACCTGTAGACCGTAGCCTTTGTCTTTCATTGTGTATCCACCGATTGTCATTGTCTTTCTCCTCATACTAGACTAATCCCACATTATCCCACAATATATATAATGTCAACACAAAAAATAAAAAAAATTATCCATCACCGGGTGAACTCTCCCCGGGAAGATTCGCGGACAATTGTTCGGGTTGTCGCCCCGGGACTGCCGGGAACTTGCCGGGGCTGCGCGATTCACCCGGGGCGCACTGTGGTGCCGGGGGACTGGGTGGCTAACCCGAACAATTTGTCGGGTTATCCCGATTCCCGGTAGCCCGATCCCGATTGATTAGGCAAAACCTAAGCCATATCCCGATTTGATTAGTTTTTGCCTAATATGCCCTGAGAGCCACGGAGAGGCCCGAGGAGAACCCGAACAAATTATCGGGTTCCCGATACCGAATCGGTGCCTTCCCCCGATCAGGGGGCCGTTTCAGGGGCTGGGAGGCCCCGCCCCGACCCCCGCACGGTGCGTTTCCCCGATTACTCGGCCTGCTCGCTACAGTCAGTTATAGGAATTTGTTCGGATTCTGTGGGATTTTCTGCTGGTGTTATGTCGATCATGCGATTTTTAGCGCGATCCATAAATTCTTGGAGTTGTTGCACGATCTGTTCACGACTCATGTTGTCAACGTGTTCGTGCGTGACATGGCTACGCGCTACCATAAGGCCAGTGACCTTTAGGCGGAGTTCCTCTGCTTTGATGGCTGCTGAGAAGTTCCCTGCTTGCCATGCTTCATCGCGAAGGCGTTGCATATCCCGAACAGATTTGGTGATGGTGACACCATATTTGCTTTCGAGTTCTTGGCGCATTTCTTCCATGCGTTCTTTAACGCGGGGATGATTGAGAAGCTGCACGGCGGAAACGTTCGGGTTTTTGTATCCTGCTGCTCGTGCTGCTGCGGTTTGTGTCATATCTTTGTGAATGTAGTTGTCCAGAAACTTCTGCTGCGGAGGCGTTAGGCGCTTTTCTCCCTTGGCTATCTGTTCACCGACTTTAGGCATTTTGGTATTCCGAACAATTTGTCGACTTATTTGCTTTTGTCATGGATTTTGATCTAAGCCCTGAAGTTAGGATTTTTCCGTCTTGGTCTTCCCAAGTTATGAGGGTTGCCATTCCTCCGCGCAATTTGCTTTTGTATTGCTTGATACTGACGACTCGGAAATGTTGGACAATTTTATTCTGTCCGATTCCTGAGAGTGACCAGAAGACTTCCCCGACATCTGGTGCGGAATGGAGATAGACTTTGTACTGTCCGCGACGATCTTGCAACGGCTTTGGGAAATTCATTTTTTCAACCCTTTTTGTTAATCTGTTGTTTTGAGTTGTTGCCCCCACATGTGTGGGCGTATTCCGAACATATCACCGCCTTTTTCGCGGGTCAACTGGTGCTGCACAAGTTCCCAAACATTACCACATAAAAGCGAGCGTCAGCGCGGCGTTATTTTTCACGTCATATATGGCGGTATTATAACCGCCTATATATACATATATAGGTGGGCCTCCTTGACGCTGTGACGTGATTGTTTTTAAAGGGTTTTTTACGTCAAAACGACTCCTTGACGCTGTTGACGTAAATGGGTTAAGTCTTTGATTTTATTGAATAAGTTACGTCAACGTCAACTACGTCAAATTTGACGTGACTTTTTTTTGACGTAAAAAATCGTTTAAAATCAATGGGGGCGTTTTGCATAATTTTTTTTATATTTTCCTATTGACGCAGCATATAACATGGGATAAGTTGGGATTGTCTAGTAAAGAGGAGGACATGAAATGTCAGAATACAACGGCTGGAAAAACTACGAAACGTGGCTTGTGAACGTTTGGTTCAGTGATTCTTACAACGAGTATTTTCTTGAGCAGTTCCGCGATGGTGAGTTGCTTGAGCCTGTTACGTGGGACATGGTTCGTTCGTATGTTGAGGACTGGGTTGACGAGACAACGCCTGAGTGCGGTTTTGTTTCTGATTTGGTCAACGGCGCGATGCGTGAGGTTGACTGGCGCGAGTTGGCGTCCCACGTCGAGGAAATGCTGAAATATGAGATGGAGGCCGCGTGATGACAATGTGCGTGAGATGCAATGCAACGGAAGGACAACGCCGCCCGAATGGGTGGCACCTTTGCGGCGATTGTGACGAAGAACACAAGCGCGAGGAAAGCTTTGAAAAAGCGTTAGAGCATTGGGCGAAGTTGTTTCGAGATGGGATTTTGTCGGACGATTTTGCGGAAGATATTGCGTCTGTTCTGGAGGACAAGGCGCACAATTTGAGAAAGGAAGCGTGATGTTTACGAACGAGGGGGCATTTTGCCCCCTTTTTTATTTGCATAATTTTTTTTATTGACACTTGGGACTTTTTGGGATATATAAAATAGGTCTAGTTAAAAGGAGTTACTATGTATTATCTAGCATATGGAATGAACATGAACCGCGAGGCTATGGCTGCGCGATGCCCGAAGGCCAAGCCGATGGGTGGCTTTTATTTGCCCGATCATCGTTTGATGTTTCGCGGTGTTGCGGA